CTTAAAAATAAAGAGTGTACAAAAGAGTTCAGNTTTGATGACATTTGGGGAAGTGATAAATCTTATGCTGAGTTTTTGAAAGAAAGAATTGAGCTGATGAAAGACCTTCTGAAAGAAGATGGTTCAATATTTGTTCATTGTGACAAAAGTGGAGAGCATATTGTTCGTGCAATCTTGGATAATGTATTTAAATCTTCAAACTTTCAGTCTGAAATAATATGGACGTACAAAAGATGGTCTAACTCAAAGAAAGGTTTATTACCCAGTCACCAAAATATCTACTTCTACTCAAAAAACAAAAACTTCAAGTTTAACACTATTTACACACCTTATTCAGAAACAACTAATATTGATCAGATTTTACAGCGAAGAACTAGGGATAAACATAACAAATCCGTATATGATAAAGATAGTACTGGAAACTTTAAGCATGGAGATGAGAAAAAAGGCGTTCCTCTAAATGATGTCTGGAATATTCCATATTTAAATCCAAAAGCAAAAGAACGAGTGGGTTATCCAACACAAAAACCTTTACTTTTAATAGAGAGAATTATTCATCTGGTAACAGATGAAGGAGATATCGTACTTGATCCATTTTGTGGAAGTGGCACTACCTGTGTCGCTGCAAAACTGCTTAATCGAAATTATATTGGAATTGACAAGTCTCCTGAAGCTGTAGATTTATCAAATAATAGAATTAAAAACCCTATTAAAACTGACTCCAGGCTTCTTAAAAATGGTAGGAGTTTCTACCTAAATGCGGACAAAACGGCCTTAAATCTTCTAAATGGAATAGAATTTAATCCTGTTCAACGTAATAAGGGCATTGATGCTATCTTAGTAGAGCAATTTGATAACACTCCTGTACTGGTTCGAGTACAAAAGGACAGTGAGTCTTTAAATGAAGCTGCGGGTTTACTTCTCAAAGCCATAAAAACAAAGAAGTCAAAAAAGGCGATTCTGATTCAAACAAAACACGATATAAATTTATTTGATGCTCCAATCTCATATGAAGGTATGGAGATTCTAAAATCACCTGCATTACAGATATTGGATTTATTCCAAAAACAATAATAAACCCAGACTATTATCATTGCCCAGTAAAACCATCAGAACCTACCTATAATTTAATTCTGTTTACAAATACATACTAAAACATAAAGAAAGAAAAACATTGAATAGTGTTAGATTTGAGCAGTTGAATCTTTTTTATTTGTTTTTCACTTTTTTCTTGTTTTCTTTGAAAAACTGTTTTAGTATAGAATCTCAGTCACGGGAAAACAGTTTGTTTTTCAAATATTAATTCTTTTTCGGAGAAAGAAAATGTCAGTAAAATTACAGAATTCTTCTGATTTTGAGATAAATGTGTCTAGTCTAGACACAGAGTGGGTGCGTCAACCCGCTTTGCATCATAAATATGCATCTAAGTTAGATGCATTAACTGAGCTGTACTATACAGCTAAAGACTCTTTAGANAGAGTCAAAGCTTTTGTAGACTCAGAAGTACGAGCTGATCCAAAAAAATATGGGTTAGTGAAAGTAACAGAGACAGTAGTCTCTAATGCAGTATTACTTTCCAAGGAGTATCAAGAAGCTAATGCACTCTTTTCAGCAGCTAGGTCTGAAAGAGCAATGGCACAGCATGATTTGAATACTATTGAGCAAAGAAAATATGCTTTGGAAAATTTGGTGTCTCTTTGGAGTAGACAATATTTTTCTTCTCCAAAAGATGTGGTTTCTGAAGACGGTTCAGTCTCAGAACAATTAACAATGCAACGTGTTCAGGAGAAACGTCCTGAACGAATTTCTAGGTAATCAAGGAGATATATATGAGATTAACAAGGGAACAAAGACTTGCAGCAGCAAAAGCAAGAATTGCAGAAGCTAAATCGTCTGCAACAGGGAGTGGTTATGAAGATGGACTACTGGACTTTTCCAGATATCCTAAGATGACTAAATATAAACCTGCAACCAGGAATTATTTAGATTTCATTCCTTACTGGATTAAAACGGATATACATCCACAAAAAGTACCTCACTATGACTATAAATTAGACATTTGGGCCCACAAAGATGTCGGTGTAGACAATCAAAGGATTCTTTGTCTAAAGAAGACGTACAAACAAAGATGTCCTATTTGTGAAGAGAGGGATCGTCTATTAGACTCAGGTGTGAATTGGAAATCTCCTGAAGTTTCTGCTTTAAAGCCNGTTCGTAGGTGCATATACAATGTTATTGATCTAAATGAGCCCGACAAAGGAATTCAAATTTTTGAACGTGCTTTTGCTCATTTTGAAAAATTGCTGATAAAAGAGGTACAAGAAAATAATGATTGTTTCTTTTTTGATGTGGATGAAGGTTTGACGGTTGCTTGGAGAGGAGAAGAGGAGAAATTTGGGAATCACTCTTACATGCAATGTGAACGTATTGACTTTGAAAAAAGAGAAAGTGTGTATCCTGAAGAAGTTATGGATGAAGCTATTCCTTTAGACCAAGTTTTAAAAATTCCCACCTATGAATATGTAAGAGCTTTGTTTTTGGGAGAAGAGCTTCCTGAAGAGGGTTATGAGGTTCATCATATTTCTGAAGATGAGGAAGAACAGAGCATTCCCCAAAAAAAAGAAACTCCTCCTCCTAAACCTGTAAGAGAAGATGCTACAGAAATTCCAGATGAGAAGCCTACTGTCCATCGTAGAAAAAGAATTAAAGAGCCTGCTGCAAATGTATGTCCTTTCAATCACACATTTGGTACAGATAATCAAGAGCATGAGGATTGTGATAGCTGCCCAAATGCTACGTTTGATCTGTGTGTTGAATCTTATGAAAAATTATCTGCTTAATTTTTAAGAATAAAGGAAAATATGGAAAAGCAATTTCAGATGTCTGTTGAAGAAGCTGTTGAGTTCATTCATCAGGATAAAAATATAAACATCAGCAAGGAAACAATCCGAGGATGGTGTACCAAGTACTCCATTGGAAAGAAGATTGTAGGGAGATGGTTTATTGATGAGAGTCGTTTGAGAGCATTACTTGATGGAGAGGATAATGAATCTTAGGGGAACTCCTAATAAAAAAGAAGATCCTTCAAAAATCCCTAGATTATCTACAGGTTCAGACCTTCTTGACTTAGCAAGTGGGGGAGGTTATGGCTTTGGTAAGATGGTAAATTTGATAGGAGATAAGTCTTCTGGAAAAACTTTATTAGCTACAGAGTGCATTGCACGAGCTTATGAGCGTTTTGGTAAGACTTTGCATTGGTATTACAATGATTGTGAAAGTGGTTTTTCTTTTGATACAAAAAAGATCTATGGTCTTGATATTGTTCCTTATGAGGAAAAAGATGAAAGCGAAACGATTGAACACATGATCATGGATTTGAAAAAACGAATCTATGATAAACCTTCTACAGATCCTATGATTTATGTCGTAGATTCTGTAGAAGGCATGACCTGTCAAGCTGAGATAAGTCGTTCAGAAGATCGGGACAAAGCTTTGCAGGCAGGAAAAACTTATGATGTAGGATCATATAATACTGAGAAGTCCAGGTTGATGAATGAGTTTTTTCGACTACATATCAATGATCTGAGAAAAACAAATACTCTATTGATCATGGTTTCTCAAATAAGAGACAAAATGGGAGTCACTTTTGGAGAAAAGACTTGCAGGCAGTGCGAAAAAGCTCTTGATTTCTATGCTTCTCAAGTCATTAAACTTAGAGAGTGTGAAAAAATGAAGAAAACTGTAAGTGGAGTTACTTATCCCATAGGGGTGTGTATTGAAGCACACGTTAAAAAGAATAAATTAGGAATTCCTTTTAAGAAGGCATTCATTGAAATTTTGTTTGATTATGGAGTAGATAATACCAGTGCTAACTTATCATACTTATATGATTTAGTTACTGAAACTGGAAAATCTAGGAAAGCCATTGATGTGACTTGGGAAGATATTCAATTCAAAAAGAAAGAAAAATTACTTGCANATATTGAAAAAAAAGATGGTGAGAAGAAAGTTTTGAAAGCTGTAACTAAAAAGTGGGACGGTATTTTGTCTAAGCTAGAACCTAAACGAAAGAAGAAATTAAATTTTATAGAGTAGGTTTTATGAAAAAAGGAGGAGGAAAAGCTAAAGGAAGTGACTTTGAAAGGTTGATCTGTAGAAAGTTGACTCATTGGATCACAGGAAGTGAAAAGCCTGAGATTTTCTGGAGATCAGGAGGATCAGGCTCTGTATTCACACGAGGGAAATCCAACACTAAAGGTGGTGGTAATATGCCTGGAGATCTAATGGCTATACATGCAAAAGGTCAATGGCTATGTGAAGCATTTTCAATCGAGTGTAAAAGTTATAAGGATTATCGTTTGGAAAAGGTTCTAACTGAGAAAAAGGATCATGTGACAGAATGGTGGATGCAAGCATGTGACGATGCTAAAAAATCTTCTAGATTTCCTATGTTGATTTTCAAAAGGAATCGAGGAGAGATCTTCATAGGAATAGACAATCGCTGTATCACAAGAGGTATGAATGACTGGGGGATTGCTCCAAGGGTATCCTTTTCTAGTTGCCTTATTCGTTACCCTAGAGGGATAGATATGTATGTAGTTGAACTAGACAGATTTTTACAAGAGTCAGATCCTATGGTAGCTCAAATGTGTGTGCTGATGTCTAGTGACGCTCATTCTTTAGGACTTAGTAAGGAATAGAGTATGATTGAAAGATTACACTTACAGAATTTCAAATCTCATAAAGAAAGTGATATTCACTTCTCCCCTGGAATCAACCTTATAACAGGAGAAAGTGACAATGGAAAATCTGCTCTGCTTTATGGTCTGTATTGGATTACAGATAATAAGCCTTTAGGAAGTGAATTCTGTTCTTGGGATACTAAAGAAACTATTGCAGAAGTTGTGGTTGATGGAAAAAACATTTCTAGGGTGCGAAAAGGATCTAACAGCTTTTATCAGATAGGAGAGGAGATTTATAAGATTTATAAGAATAAAGTTCCTGAAGAAGTTTTAGATATTTTGAATTTAGGAGATATCAACTGGAAGCTTCCTCATGCTCCTCATTTCCTATTTTCTAACTCAGCAGGAGATGTAGCTAAATATTTGAATAAGTTTGTAGACTTAGAAGTAATTGACAGTACTCTCAAACATGCAAATTCCAGAATAAAAAGTACAAAAAATACACTAGAGTGGGGGCATCAAAATAAAGAAAAGTTTGAAGAGGAACTATCTACTTATTCTAAATTGAATGCTTTAGATGTGGAATTGACTCAGTTGGAAAAAGAAGAAGAGACTTTGCAAGTATATCAAGATCAGTATTCTAAATTACTTGATGTTAAAGAGGAGTTAGAATCTCTACATTCTTTGATTGAAATTGATACAAAAATAACTCAATTAGGAAGGATGATTTCTTCATTAGAGAAGGATTCTGATTCATTGAGCAATTTAGAAGTATGTATCCAAAGATTAAATACGTTATTTTTGCAGTTGCAAGAAGAGACTAGATTGTTGGAGATAGGAGAATCTGTTCCTAAACTATGTACGTTTGTTGATAGCGTCCAAAAGATGCAGGAAGAAAAAACACGGATGTCTAGTTCTATTTGTGAATTGGAAGAGTTGTATTCTACAGCAAGACAAGCACAAGAAGAGTATAATGCATTGAAGAGAAAATGTTCTGGGTATGAAAAAGAGTTTTCTTCTTCCTTTCCTGCTATATGTCCTTTTTGTGGTAAGTAAAACTATCAGAACCTACCTATAATTCAATTCTTTCTGTAAACATATATCAGAGCATAAGAAAATAAAAACATTGAATAGTGTTAGATTTGAGCAGTTGAATCTTTTTTATTTGTTTTTCACTTTTTTCTTGTTTTCTTTGAAAAATTGTTTTAGTATAGAATCTCATTTGGTGAAAAACAGTTAGTTTTTCAAATATTAATTTTTTTTCGGAGAAAGAAAATGCATAGTTTTGATTATGATGGGAATTGTTCAGTGTGTGCAAATGAAGAAACAAATGTCATCNGTAATGGGTGTGGTGAATTTGTCTGTACAGACTGCGGTTCTTGGGAAGATTCTGAGGTCATCTGTAATGGATGTGATGAAGACTTTTCAGTAGAACTATGAGTAAAGTATTGGCTATTTTTTGTGCAGATATTCATCTGAGATCAGCTTCTCCTCGAAGTAGGATAGATGATTTTCAAAAAGCACAATGGAATAAGATCAATCAACTGACTCTATTAGCACAAAAACATGATTGTCCTATCATTTGTTCAGGTGATTTGTTTGATGTTGCAAAATCTTCAAATGAATTGGTGTTGAGAGCTATTGAAGAGCTTCCATTTATGTATGTAGTTCCAGGACAACATGATCTACCCAATCATAGAATCTCAGCATTGAATAAATCTAGTTTGGGTGTGCTACAAGGAGCAGGGAAACTGAAAGTTGTGCTTGAGCCTTTAGAATTAGATAACTTTATACTGTTCCCTTTTCCATTCGGAGAAGAAGTAACCTGTATATCTCCTAATAAAAAGAAAAAAACTTTAGCTGTAACACATCAGCTTATTCTGGATTCTGCAAAGAGTGCATGGTCTGGATATGATGGAGAAGTTGCTCATACTTTCTTAGATAAAGTATCTGGATATGATATGGTCTTGTCAGGAGACAATCATGTTACTTTTGTGCATGAAATTAAAGACAAGATTCTAGTAAATCCAGGTTCTTTAATGAGGCAAAATAGTGATCAAGTAGAGCATAAACCTTCTGTATTTCTATGGAAAGATTGTGCAGATGATCCTGTACAACAAGTTTTTTTAGAAGTGGAGTCTTCAGTACTCAAAGAGTCAAATACTCAAAGTATAGCTAGGTTTGAAGGTTCTCAAGAGCTGTATATAAAACTTAAAGGATTATCAGGACAAGATGATTCTAAAATATCTTTTCAAAGCAATTTACAACATCTTCTGAAAACTACTCCTGAGCCTACAAAAATTTTTATATGGGAATCGTATCACTCAAATAAATAGAATTATGGATATACAAGAAATGAGAGCAAAATTGCTGCAAGCAACATCAAGCAGAGATAAAGCTCAAGGACAATTTCAACAAGTCCTACAAACACTGAAGAAAGAATTNAACATATCATCTCTTGAAGAAGTTGAAGAGTTACTGAAGATAAAAAATCAAGAAATGGATAGGCTGAAAAAAAGAATAAGTGTCAGAAAAGATCGTTTTGAAAAAGCTTGGGAAATCAGAAAATCTAATTTACAGGAGATAGAAAATGCTAGCTGATGACGTTCTAGGTTTTGTAATGAGTAAGGTAAGTTTTGATTTGAGCACCTCCATTAGTGATTTGAATGAGTCAGATAGTTTACTTGCTTATTTTTTGTATGGAATAACTTCAATACCTTATTTTTCTGTTGAAAAAGATTTCAGTATCACACAAAGCATTGAGGAAATCCATGAACCTAAGTCTAGGTGTATGATCCAAATTGAAACTTTAGAGTCAGATCAGTTCCTATTTCTTTTTGATCCAACTGATATGGGGGACAAAAAACAATGGATGGTTCATTTGGCCATTAAACAGCGTAGTGAAAAATCTAAAAAAATAATGCTATATCCAGGTCATATCGTATTGGTACAAGAAGGAAGTAAATTGAATATCAAAATTTTCTTATTGCAAGATTTAGAAGGTATATTGGATAGTTCAGAAGAGAAGGAAGTTTTGCAATCAAAAGAATTACAGGAAGCGGTTACAGGACTGATACATAAAGCATTCCTATTGGCTTCACTTGTAGGCACTTCTTTAGTAAAAGAATATGAAATAGTTCCTTCAGATAGGATACAGAGGAAACGAAAAAAGCATAGGAGAATGCCTGTACTACCTTACACAGTTCTAAGAATAAGTAAAGAATACCAGGGTTGTGTATAAGGGAAAGGCATGGATGTCGCTCCAAGTAAATAAACTCAGAGACATCAACATAGCATGCTAAATCAATACAGGTTTCTGATTACCAAACGATGTCTTATAGTACAACCCTGGCTAATTGTCTGAAGAAAGCAAAGATTTAAGGAATAGTGATGAAATTATCAGAATATAGAAAAATACTAGAAAAAGAAAAATCTATTGCTCAACACTTACAGAAACAGATACAAGAAACACAAGAAACTATAAACTATACAGAAGAAGAATTAGTGCATGGACAAGATGCTTTAGAGCTTATTCAACAAGCAGCAAAAGCAACNCAAGAACAGTTAGAGTATCAATTGTCAGAACTCGTCTCTATAGCACTTAAAGACATTTTTAAAGATCCCTATGAAATGGTGATAAGGCATGTAGTAAAACGAGGGAAAACAGAAGCTCTTTTAAGGTTTTCCAAACGAGGGCATGAAGTGCATCCTTTGATGGGAGCAGGAGGAGGAACTGTAGATGTTGCTAGCTTAACATTAAGACTTTCTCTTTTGAGCCTTTCTAAGAATAGGAGAGTTCTGATCCTTGATGAGCCGTGGAAAAGTATCAATGATTCTACAAGAGAATTACATAGGAAAATGGTTCTTATGTTGAAAAAGATACAACAAGAATTAGGCGTTCAAATTATTGTTGTATCTCAAATACCTGAATTGGCAGATGTAGCAGATAAAGTGTTTGAAGTGGTTCAAGTAGAAGGAAAATCAGAAATCAAAACTTTGTAAAAAAGGAAAAATATGTCAAATGAATCAATAAAAGAAATTTTGAAAGAAAGAGAGAATTCATATGGAGACTTTTCACAACAATCTTCTCTTTCTCAAGTACTCAAAGATTGTATTCATCTTCATNCAAAATGGTCTGATATGAATACATCTCACAAGGAATCAATAGAAATGATTTTACACAAAATTTCAAGAATAGTGAATGGAGATCCTAACCACATAGATTCTTGGGAGGATATAGCTGGGTATGCCACTTTAATTTCTGATTCCCTAAAAGAAGATGTGTAATCTTGGTATTTGTTCTCTGANTACTGTAACCTTAAATTTAAATTAATAAAATAATATGGTAAAAGAAAAAAAAGAGCTGCCTCCTTTGAAAAAAGGAGAAGAGTATTCTTATGATATAGATGGAAATTTCATAGGAATTGTCAAGAAAAATGGAACAATTGAATTGGATTCTGGAGGGACACTTAAGTTGACCAAACCTAAATTAACAGCATAAACATGTATGGGATTATTTACAGATTGGTTTAGTAAGAAACCTCTCAATGTCAATCAGATGATTTTGAGAACAAACTACAAAAGACGACAGAAAGCAAAAGACATGCAGGTGTCTTTGAAAGATAGATCTTATTATCTGAAACAACTTTCTTTAGCTCAACATATCATTGGATTTTTTAGAAAAAAAAAAGTAAATACTGTCTTTTTGCTTGCAGAGTTTGAGGTTTTGAATCTCACAAATCACAGGAAGAAAAAAGTATATATTGATATTCCATACAGCAGGTTGATGACAGAAAAAAAGGTGAAAGAATCTAATATGAAAGTCTATTGCTCATGCGAGGATTTCAAATATAGATTTGCATACTGGCTGAATCAAGACAAGAACTGTATCAGAGATACTGCAATAGATGAGCATCTTGGGATTGCTTTAACACAGAAGCCTGTAATCACTTCAGAAGCAATGTTCTGTAAACATATTATAGGAGTTGTGGAATATATACCAAGACTCCATCTATGAAAGATACAAAAGTATTTTCTTTATATAAAACAGTTGTTGCAATCCTCAATAACTCAGCTCCAAAGAAAAAAGCATATAAGTTAGATGAAAATACTTTTTTTATTATAGATCTTGAATGGGATAAGGCACAGAGCTTTGTAAATATTCCCATTGGAGAAATAAAATCCATTGGAATTATAACTATCTTACGCTGTTCTACACATGTGTTTTTGTTACAAAGTGTAGATCAAGAAGAAATAGCAAAAGCTTTTAAGGGGGTTACGTGGAGGATTTAGAGAAGGCTTATGATATAATGAAAGAAGAAAGCTCTTTATCTAATGTTCAAAATCTAGGTCAGTTAATTTTTGATAATTATTCTTCTTTAGGATTTTATTATCAGAAAAATTCATTAGTATATAATGACAGCTTCAATCAGTCCTGTTCTGCTGCATTAGGAAAGGATTATAGTTTCACTCGATTTCTGAGTAATCTTAGGAAGGCATACAAACGATCTGCTCTTGCTTATAAGTCCCTCTATCAATTAGAAAGGGAGCATAAGGAGATGAATATTCCTGTAGATTTACTCGATGTTTATTTACAGATACAAGATGTGTCTCCTAAAAAGCTATTGACAGCCTACGTTTCTTTTTTTGATGAAAAATGCCCTCCTAGAAAAAGCTCATATATACATCTCTACTATACTTATATGAGCTCTTCCCTACTCTTCGATTTTGAATCCTTTTTGTCAAGAATAGATATCAGTTCCTTGACACTTCTAAAACATATAGGTGTAAAAACTTTTGTTGCTGTTTCTCAAGAGCTTGATTCTTTGCAAAGTATACAATGTAAATCATCCAGCTCTGAGATTTTACAGAATAAATATTTGTCTCAAATCTTATCCAGCTTATCTTTGGAAGAATGGACTGATATAGATTCTCTATCCAAAATACTTGGTACAGAATTGTAAGATATACTCACCTAATATTTAAATTGAACAGCTATGGACTATCAATTACTGGATCAAGAACGGTTTATTAAAGAACAAAATATTGCTTATATTGAGAATGCTTTAATTATTGATTCCAAAGGAGTTGATGAGGATGGAGGAATCTTGTGTCAGCGTCTTTTTGGATCAAGCCAAGATTACTCTTGCAGATGTGGTATTTTAGAAGGTGTTACAGCCTTAGGTACTTCTTGTAATAAATGTGGTGTTTTTGTAAGTAAAAAAGAAAAAAGGAAAAAAACATTTGGAGTGATTGCTTTACCAGTTCCTATGTTGAATCCTTTCTTCATCAAATTAGTATCGTCCCTCCTTAAAATATCTAAAAAACATCTTTTACAAATAAGTAAAGGAGCAGAATTATTTGTGACTCCAAAGAAATCAGGGTTTTTCTTATGTAAAAAATATTTTGAGACTCCAATAACTCTTACTATGAAGCCTGCTGAAAAGTCCATATCAATAGGATATGGAATAAAAGCATTGCTCCAATTTTTACAAGACATGGATAATGGGTATTATCGAGATACTTGTGATGAAGAGAAACTTGCTCTTTTATCAAAAATAGAATGGAGAATTTCAGATCTGTTTTTATCTTATATATTTCTAATTCCTCCAGGGTATAGAGATATTAAAAAAATAAAAGACACTGTAGTTTTTGATTCTATCAACACAGTCTATTCTCTTATTTTTTCTTGTTGTGATCGGATTAAGGATCTGCAAAAAAATACAGGGGAAGATATATATGCTAATGGAATTTTCCTAGAAGAGCTTAGTTTATTGANCANACTCATTTTTGGGCTATTTGAAGGGGGCCTAGACTCTCCTGAGCCTTTACAGAGCTATAGAAGTGTGTTAGGAGGAAAAACAGGATTGATTCGAGGTAATTTGCTAGGATATCGAGTTAATTTCAGTGGCAGAAGTGTCATTAGTAGTTGTTCCCCTGACGACATATCAGTTGTAAAAAATGAAGTACTTCTACCTTATGAGATGTCTAAATGCTTATTGACTCCAATTATATTGCATAGACTGAGAAAGGAGTATCAAATTTCTGTCCAAAGTGGGTTAGAATTACTAAGAACAGAGGACAATAGCATCATCCATGATTTGATCATGTCTTTGTCAGGAAAGTACCAAGTCTACCTAAATAGACAACCTACGTTGTATAGACATGGGCTGATGGCTTTTACTTTATGTATCAATCCAGATAAGTCTTGTAAGACGATACAGCTTCACCCGCTCTATTGTGCAGCATTCAATGCAGATTTTGATGGGGATTCAGAAGCAGTTATCTTTCCTATTACTGAACAAGCTCAAAAAGAAGCTAAAGAAAAGGCTACTTTTTTGAAATCTTATTATTACAGTAAAAACAAGAGCTCTTCTTTGGAGTTAGGACAAGAATATATTTACGGTTTATGGTATGCCACAAATGCTTCTTTAGGCAATAGATATTCTTCTTTAGAAGAGTGTGTTTTCTTTTGTGATTCTTTTCTACTGGATGGAAGGATATGGACTAAAGGGTTGGTGATTATAAATGATATTATCTATTCCAAGGGGTTGACAATAGGGAGGTATATTGAAGAGGAAGAAGTTCCTCTTACTAAAAAAATACTCAAACGAGTGATAGATGACATGTTTCATCATGAGGAAGAGCAGTCCATAGTTTCTTTACTTGAAGACTTAACCTCTTTTTCAGCAAAAGCATTCACAGAATCAGGATACAGTATCAATTTGAATGATTTCCCAATCTTAGACAAAACTAAATTATGGGGCACGAATTCTTTATCTGAGTATTCTTTACAAGAAACTGATCTATTGCACATTGTAGATTCTTTACAAGAAAATAATTTATTAAGGTGTGTCAAATCAGGAAGTCGAGGAGGTACTACTAATATAAAGCAAATGATCATTGCAAAAGGAATTTTGATGGATGCTCAAGGAAATCTTCTTCCTCCTGTCAAAACTTCTTTGATGGAAGGATTAAGTCCTGAAGAGTTTTTAATATCAGCAGATGGGGCTAGAAAAGGATTGACAGATAAATCTTTATCTACGGCTATTGCTGGATGGCTACAGGCTAGGATAGTTAAAGGCATTCGAGAATTTGTAATTAAAGAGAAGTGTTGTGGGACAACTAGACTACTAGAAGTCCCAATAAAATATGCTGAGGATAGAATGGCTCTATATGAAGGAACTCTAGTTTCCATAGAAGGAGATCTTTTTGATGAGTTGAATCTTAGTCAAGAAAAATTATGGATAAGATCCCCTATATTTTGTCAGTCAGAAACAGGAGTCTGTCAGAATTGCTATGGAAAAGAAGTTTCATTGAATAAAATCCCTGAAATAGGCTCTAGAGTGGGCATTACAGCAGGAAATACTGTTGCAGAGATTGTGACTCAGCTCATACTAAGAACGTTTCATACTTCAGGATCTTCAAATATCATAAAAAAGAAAATCGTTTCTTTATCTTCAGAGAGTACACTTGCCACCAAATTATATGGAAAATATATAAGAATTGATTTAGATGGTCATATCTATTTTTATGATCAGGATAATGTAGTGATACACAAGAAGAGAGCTCAGAAAAAACAAGATCTGATGTNCACTATACACTTGGATAGAGGAGATATATCTTCACAATTTGATAAATTAAACAATATTATTGAATGGAGAGATGTCAAAAATGCAGCTTATACTTCTCCTGAAGATGGGATTTTTTATTTAATTGATATTGTTGAAGAAGACGTGGAAGAATCACATGAAGAAATACCAGATGTTAAGATTCACAGTAAACGCAGATTTTTGGTAGTACGAGTTGGAGATTCTCCTGCTCATCAAATTCCTTTTGAAACAGAAATTTTAGTCCCTTTTAATACCTATGTTTCAAAAGGAGATAAATTAACTTCTGGAGAGATAAGCTATCCTTCTTATTTCAAACTTTTAGGTCTTGAAAAGACTATTGAAAGAGTATTTCAAGATCTTCATAGTATCTATGCTGCTGAGGGAATTGATATGAGATCCATTCATATAGAATTATTAATTTCAGCAATCTTGAACAATCATAAACTTCCAGACTCCACATATAGTAATTTTTATAATCCTGAAATTGCTTCTGTTCCTCAAGGAGTTTCACATCTTGCTCGTAAAGGATACTTTTTACAAAGAGCTTCCTTAGGATGGATCAAAGATAGTTTTGAATCCCTTTTCACACAAAAAAATTCTTCAGGTGTTCTGGATGATTTAGTTGAAGGAACGTATACATTAACCTCTTAATTTGACTTATGATGCATTCATTAAATCGTGAATTTACAGAAAACATTCTGGAGCAACTTCCCATAGAAATAAAAGATACTTCAGATCTTTTATCACAGGATCCCTTGAAAATTATTATGGAATGGATCAATGAGCATGTATTTTTAGAAGATTTATCTACTTCTGATTTGCTAAAGCATCCGACAGGATTATTTGCAGGTTTAATGACAATGAAAGAATCGGGCATTGATTCTATTCCTACAGATGAGTTACATGAGTGGGCACATGTGATGGGGTATTCTCTGAGGGATGATGTATGAAGGAATACTTAGAGAGCTTATGGGATAAGCAAATACAGAACAGAAACTGCATCTCTCTTCCATTTTTTAATGAAGATACTTTATTAAAAGATTTAGAAGATTCTACTGTGTATGATACTGCTTATCTTTTTAGAAAATCATTTCAGAAAGTAGTAGAGCAGTTGATCTTATCGGAATTAGATGGATATATTGTTGCAGAAACAGAAGATACTTTAAGGATACAGGAGATCAATTTTATTGACACATCTACTATGCACTGCAAAAAGACAGGTGTAAAAGTATCTTACACTTTTACATCATCTAGTGGCCTTATACTCTCAAATAAAAAAATCACTTTCCTTGAATATCCAGACTACACAGAAGATTTTCTACTCTGGATAGATGCTAATTGGTATGTTTTTGTAGATGAATTGACATCTCTAAATCTTTTTTCTGTAGAGAAAACAAGCACATATACACGTTTAACATTGCTTGATACACAAAAAATAGTAATTGAATGTCATGGAAGTAAAGGAGAGCAAGGAAAACAAGTCCTTTTGTACTTTAAGAATTATAAAGATGAAGTACTTTCATATTATGAATACTCAGATATACCAAAATATTTAGAGGTAGAAGAGGCAGAAAGGACATTATCAAAAATGGCTTTAGTCAGGTTATTAAGTCCCTATGGTATTTCAAGTCCAATACTCAATGAAGAATCTATTATTTCTCTTATTGAACTCACTCTAGGTTTACGAGATGAGGAGATTTCTTTGGAAAAGGATATACTCTCTAACAAGAGGGTGTATTCTTACTTTTCCTATCTACTTTCTGTTTTTAAGAATAGAATTAGGATGTTGAAGAAGTTTAATCGGCAGCTTCAAAAGGCTACATTGTCTAGGATGCTATTTACTACATTGAAAAAGCAGGTAGTTTCTAATGCAAACACACAGTACCTAGATGATATTAATCCTATAGCACAATTAAGTCATCAAAGGAGAATCAATTTAGTAGGCAGCTTATACAATTCTAGGGTAGGAACAGATATGAGAATGTTCAAGCAGTCCTACACAGGATTTCTAGATCCTATTGAAACTCCTGAAAGCGGAAAGATAGGCTTAACTCTACATAAAGTTTTAGGAGTCTCAACAGATGAAGAAGGTATTCTAACTACTTCATCTGACCAATCGAACCTGTTTAATATATCAGCTTCTTTGATTCCAGCAGTATCTCATAATGATCCAAATAGAGTACTCATGGGATCTAATCATATCAAACAAACTCATGCACTACAGCTTTCAGAACCTCCAAAAGTATCTACAGGATTTGATAGATTGTTGTATGATAAATTATGTCCTATTGTCACAGCACAACAGTCAGGAGTTGTTACTGAAGTTACTCATAATACTATATATGTTGAGAACACACCGCACTTCCTTCCTAAGCCTAAGATTGGTAATTACAAGAACATACATTCTTTTCCATCTTTTAGATACAAAGTAGGAGATTCTGTCTCTAAAGGAGCTAACTTACTTTCTGATATTTTTTTTAAGAAAGGACAACTCTGTTTAGGAGTCAACACCCCAATGGCTTTGATGCCTTTGGAAGGGCTGAATTATGAAGATTCTATTGTCATCAGTGACACACTAGCACATCGCCTAGGATCTGTTCATTACATCAAGAAAGAAATTGATTTACGAGATAAGCTGATAATATCTAAACATTCTTTTGATGTGGGAACTATAGTACAGGAAAATGATATTCTTTTGTCTTACCAAATAAAAATACGATCCTTAAAAGAGAAAACTTCTTTTGATCCTGATGTAAAAGAGATTACTTTTGGAATATCAGGCATTNTAGTTGATGCCTATTACACNAAAAAAGGTAATAAAGTACAGAATATCACAAAAGCAGATAGTGTTTTTCTATGTATACAACAAAGAAAATCCTTAAAAGTAGGAGATAAGGTATCCACTAGGCATGCATCCAAAGGGATCATATCTGCAATTTTTCCTGAAAAAGATATGCCCAAAACAGGTTCAGGAGATATCATTCATTTTATATACAATGCTTTAGGGATTCCTTCTAGGATGAACTTAGGACTACTCTTTGAAGCACAACTGTCTCGTATCTCTTCTTTACTTTCAAAAGTAATAGAATCTAAAAGCAGAAAAGAGATTGTTCAGATTTTTTCAACTTTGTCTGAAATCACAAGATATGAAGGATTAAAAATCTTTGTTGAGTATATAAAGAATATGAGTTGTGAACCATTTGAAACTATCAAAATACGACTTCAAGAGCATATCACTATAGAAATGCATCAATTTGCGTCTATAGATCAGGATGCATTACAAGATATTTTAGAGTTTTTAGATCCAGATCATTCTGATGATGGAGCTACAGAGGTTTATTACAAAGGAAAAAAACTACACTCTAGAGTATTTGTTGGAGAATTATATGTCTTAGGACTGAAGCATCGAGTTGATGATAAATTCACAGGAATGAGTATTAGCGGATTGGGTTCTTTAAAAGAGCGTCCTCAGAAAGTAGGAGAGATGGAAGTAAGAGCTTTTGAAGAGCACGGAGCTGAATCTATGTTGAAAGAGATAGTTCAGTACCGTTCTGATCCAGATAATGAATCAAGAATTCTTAGAGAGATTATACTATCAAGAAATGGATTGCTGGATTTAGAGAATATAAGATTTGTATCTGAGAAAAACCCAAAGCTGGAGGAGTTTTCTAAATACTCTATAGCATGTGGTGTTTTCACTAAGTAAAACCATCAGAACCTACCTATAATTCAATTCTNTNTNNAAANANATACTAAAACATANAGAAAGAAAAACATTGAATAGTGTTAGATTTGAGCAGTTGAATTTTTTTTATTTGTTTTTCACTTTTTTCTTGTTTTCTTTGAAAAATTGTTTTAGTATAGAATCTCAGTCACGGGAAAACAGTTAGTTTTTCAAATATTAATTCTTTTTCGGAGAAAGAAAATGACAGTTCAAACAGCTTACGACATTACAGATTTAGAGCAGCAATTAATAACAGCCTTTTTAGAGGCTAACGGGTGTGGAGCAGAAACACCTAAAGAATTATTAGAAGATAATTTTTCCTGTCAAAGTATGCAGGAAATAANNTTNNTNGGAAGAAATCTTGGCTGGACCAAGAAAAAAACAGCAGGGGTGTTGTCATCTCTATTGGTGAAAGGAGTAATTATCTTTGATGAAGATCCAGATGAGCCTAATTACTGGGCAAATGTTGAGTACTTAGAAACCATTTCTGAGTTTTAATTTTTTACTGGTACAAACATTTTCGGAGAATGTTGAGACCTCAAATATATGGCTGGGAAAAAGGATCTCCGAAGTCCTGATGGGAATACTTCTTTATTATTTCCATCTCCCAGTCACGATTACTTGGATATGCTATGGAACAGATAGACCTAGACTTGCTGAAAGTTTATTTGAAAAAAGGATACGCTAAAAAGATTACCTTTCACAAAGCAAGATATCTACATGCTAGAAATAGGAAAATTGTTTTTGGAATTAAGAAAATATATCTGCAAGAAGATCAATATATCTATGCGGATATCCTGCCAAAAAAAGAAAGAAATATAGACACGTCCACTCTCTACTGAGCAATGGATATTATCCCACCTGACAAGAGAATAATTCTCCAAAAAGCTCTACTATCTCCTCTAACTTACTTCTTAGGTAAAGATGGCGTACATCTAAAAAGTACAAAAAGGAGCTACTTCTATACTTATTCTCCTCTTCTCCCTAAAATTTCTGAAACTCTACTAGAGAAAATGACAAAGAAAGGTTTAGGATACTATAGCAACACAGTACAACATATTGATGCTTCTCTTCTAAAATCCAAAAACGATAAATTTTTTAAGAATCCATGTCTGGCTTTAGGAGAAAAGACTGATAATACAGATCTTTTTTATTATACACAAGGAAAAGGTAATAGATCTAAAGTAGTCCTTTCTGAACTGAGAATTATAGAAACAGTGCATACACTACAGGCACAAGGAAGGATAAGAAGAATATATTCTTTTTTTAGACCTCTGAAAAGTCCTATAAAACAGAAAATCTTGGAATTCATCTTATATCAAGAAAAATATCATGAAATTTTGAGACTATTCCTCCCGCTATTAGAAGTCTTTCTATATACGCAAAATATAACTATCAAAGCATTTGTTTCTGAACAAGGAAACATACAGGAGCTAGTGAAACTCTATATAGAGAAAATGAGCTCTAAATATGCTCCAGAAACAGAAGATGGTTATGTTTTAATGTTTCATCCTTTTTATGATGAAGATGCTTTTCTTGAGCTACTATCTACTGTGAATCCTAAAGAAAAAATTCTCTCCATACATCTTCTATGAAAACTNTCAGTAAAGCACAAAAGAAATATGAACATTATTTATTAGTCGGATCTTTAGTATTTCTGAATGGAAGCACAAGATTAAAGAGAGGATGGTACTGTGAATATCAATCTTCTTATACCTATATTTCTCCAGATCGACAAACTATATATCCAAGAATAAGTCAGGTAGGAAAAGAAATGTTCTTTTCTTCTGCGGATTGGCGTACGCATATCAAATGTCTTCGTTTGTCTTTGAAAGAAACACACTTCAATTTTTCTAAGAGATTGCAGGTGTCTTCAGCAACTCTAAAAGCATGGGAATATAGAAAAGTAACAAAGCCTTCAAAATCTGCTCAGGATAAAATTTGGATACTAATACAGAAAATCTACTTTCATAGATTCTAGTATGATTGGCCTTTTTTATTTGTTATTCACTTTTTTCTTGTTTTCTTTGTAAAATTGTTTTAGTATAGAACTTCATTTGGTGAAGAACATTGAGTTCTTCAAATATTAATTCTTTTTCGGAGAAAGAAAATGACACAGGAGCAACAATACAATCAACCAATAAAGACTTTGTTCATCTTTGATCTAGATGGGACACTCTCTTCAGTAGGAGAAAGGTTAGAAGAACTATATCCTTTACATGGAAGAGCAGACTGGAAAGCCTTCTATGCAAGAGGAGGAGAAGACTTTCCAAATAATCCAACTTTTAATGTCTTTAAGGGTCTTTATGCAGCAGGAGAAGATGTCAAGATATTTACAGGTAGAGGAATCCTTTCTAAAGTAACCACTTTAAATTGGCTTGCAAAGTACGGAGTTGAAGATTTCCCTCTTAAAGATCTTTGTATGAGGCCAGAAGATTGTTATGATTCTGAAAAGATGCTCAAAAAGAAAATGATATATCCTTATAAAGATCGAGTTAAAGTTATTTTTGAATCCAGAAGTGAAATGGTTTATTTTTGGAGAAATCAGGGATATATTTGTGTTCAAGTATGATCCATAGGAAAATAGAGAATGAAAAAGCAGATATATTATGTGCCTTGTGTACATGGAAAAAGAGCAACTCAATTCCTTTCTGAAGCAGAAGCTTTAGAAGAGGCAAAAAAACGCTCTGTAATTCAAAAGATTTCTAAAGTGTACCTAGATCCCACGTGTTTAAACATACCNTTAGCAAGNTATAAAAATGGAACTAAAATTGGATGAGGATGATTACCCATTCTCAGTGAGTAAATTATTTGGGAAGTCAAATAAAAGACTTCCCTTGTTAGAAGAAATAGATCTGACCTTGAGTTCTTCTAAATTTCTTATGAAAAAGAAAAATAAATTAAGAAAAACTAAGTAAAGATTGGATATGGTTAAAGTAAAAATTTAATTCTAAATAAAAGGAAAAGTATGAGGAAAGNNTTNATNCAAGATGTNGATNTNGANACNGCNGAAAANATCGCCCCATGGGCTTGTGAAGTCATCGAAGTAGATGGCGGTTTCATGTGTTTTGAATCTCCCGATGATGCAGANGAGTGGATGGAGCAGGTGTAGAGAATCTTCAAGTAAATNTGGTTTCANAGTAATCTTAATAATAGTACAAGACTATGAAATATTGGTTTGATACAGAATTTATTGAAAGACCTAATACAATTGACTTGATTAGTATCGGAATAATTGATGAAAGAGGGCGGACGTTTTATGCAGAACATACGAGTTTTGATGAAAGGAAAGCTGATAATTGGGTTCAGGAAAA